ATGTTGTTGGCTTCTTGTTCGTTGAGCTTGAGCGTAATTTCCATATTAGGCGACCGGAGCTTCAACGACAGCAGCCTCCTCCGCAACCAAAACCGGCTCAACCTGCGGCAGCATCGGAGGGACGATCATCACCGGAGGAGCCCACGGCAGCGGCGGAGCGATGACCGGCGGGTTGATCTGGTCAGCGATCTGCAACGAGACGTTCGCTTCGATGGCGGTCTTATCGACGCCATTGGCATAGCACCAGCCGAGAACCTGATCCTGCGTCAGATCCTCGTAAGGCGTGAAGCTATCGGTCGGCGCAGCGAACGACGCGCTGCCGTAGCAGGTGCCGCTGTAGGTCTTCTCGTCGTCGCCGGTGCCGATGGTTTCAATGCCGTTGCACCTCCAGTCGGCGGTGATGACGACATCGGTTTTGTCACCTTCGGTGGGCTTAACGAGAAGGCGTTCGATGATCCAGTTGATGGTAATCATGGGATATTAGGCTTCCAGAGCTTCAACACGGGCGGTGAGTTCCTTGATGGCGGCAACCAACAGCGGGATGACATCCGTGTAAGCCACGCCAAGTCGATCAGGATTCGACGCATCGACAGCTTCAGGAAGAACAGCTTGAATATCCTGAGCAATCAGGAATGACTTGCGAGTGTTAAGAGCGTCGTTCTTGAACTTTCCGATAACAGCTCTCAACGAACCAACCTTAGCAACAGCATTGTTGATCGGTTCGATAATGTCCTTCAAACGCTCATCTGAAGCGGAAGTCCAAGAAGTGGCAGCAGTTCCATTGAGATAGACACCACCACCACCAGCGGCAGAAATTACGAAGTTGCTCGCGCTTGAATACGGACCAACAGCCCATCGAGTCGTTCCAGAATCAGAAGACAGATGGAACTTTGTGTTAAAAGCCGCACTTACACCCGTCGTCCCCACCAACAGATTCCCGCTCGCGTCGAGCGTCATCGCTTGGGTCGTCGTAGAATTACAACGCCAAGCATGGCTAAAACCATCGTAACGAGCATTCGCCCACAGCGCGTTAGCACCTGAACCAGCAGCAAAACGAACGACGTTTGTTGTATCACCGTCTGCGCTGCCAGCGGTGTTTCCAACATGGAGAATAACTTGATTATTGGTGGTTCCGATTGCTGACAGCTTGTACGAAGGACTTCCCCCCACGCCCAGCCCCGTGGAGTTGAGGGTCATTCGAGTGCCGCCTGCGCCGTCGTACCAAGTGAAGATACCCAGCGGCTGAATCCGATACTGTTCAATGTCGTTGCAACCAAAGCGCAGGTTGTGATTGCTGACAGCGAAAATCCCTCGACCGTTATTATCGATAAAATCATACGAACTGACGCTCGCATCGCTCGACTTCATGCGTATCATTCCGCCCGTATTAACTCCGGTTCCAACAATTTCCAGAGTCTTGTATCCTGCCGTATTGGTCGGACTCGCGGTGTTGATACCGACATTGCCTCCGCTAACCTTCAGAATGCTGGAAGCCACCGTCAGATCGCCGGTGATGGTGGCGCTGGCGAGGGTGGCGGTGGGAGAACAAGCCAGAAGGTTATTGAGCGAAACCTTCTTGGTCGTGCCGCTTGCAGCCATTGACGTATCGGAAACGTCCACGATGACCAGCGGATCGTTTGCCGGATCGGTGGAAGTTCCGATGCTCGTTAAAGCTGTAATCTTGCTATCAGGCATAGGTCAAAAAGTTAATCGGTGGAGAGTGAGAAAATGATTTTAGAACTACCGTCTTCTTGGAGAACAAATGAAACGCCATCCTCTTGGATCATATCTCGCCGCATAGCAGGATATGCCACCTCAATGGCATCATCCGACGTAGACAGTTGCAGTGAGAGCGCGAGTGTCATCAGGTGGTGGCTCGGGCGAAGTAGGCGATGACCGCACCAGAGGTCAGCGTAAAGCTGCTGATCTTACCCACAATGGTGATGCCAGCGGGAATGGTGGTTCCGCTCCAAGTGCCGGTAACACCAGTGCCAGCAATGGACGAGATCACGGTCGCGGTGATGGTCTGGATTGCGATGTATCCCGAAGTCTGCGCTGAGGTTCCGGTGACCAGAGTGAAACCCTGATGACCCATCGAATCCTGCGTTGCTACATCGGTCTGGTATGCTGACATTTTGAAATCTTGTTAGAGGGGAGGCCACCGGAACTTTCCAGCAGCCCCCCCAATTTTACGGTTAACCTTTACGGATCTTCGGTGCTAAAGCTCCCTGTATCCACAGTACGAGTTTGCCTCCTTCGGGGACAGAAGCAGTGTTGAAACCGTCGCGCTGGAGACTCGCGTCGATCTCGGGACCGTGAACGACTTTGCTCTTGCCGTTCTTGTCCACTGCAATGGTAGTAGCGAGACGCATATCCTTAAGGATTAAGCGGTGATCAGAACTTCAGCTTGCGTAGTGTCCGCAGCGGCAGCACCAAACATGATGTCGTAAGACGCCATGTGCGAGCGTGTGGCGCGGGAATACCAGACCGAGAGCAAGCAGGACAGACCGTTGTTGGTGGTAACCGTGCGCTGTTCGATGAACTCACCGGCAACCATTCCAACCGGAAGACCGGCTGCGATGGCGATAGCGTCAGGACCGCAGACAAAGCCAGCGGTGTTGGTCTCAGCACCAGTCCAGCGGTTGTTCTCGGCGATGACATCGAATCCAAAACGACCGTTCGCAAGCGAAGACAGACGGCCATCGGGGAAGGTGTTAGAGGCCGACGAGAACAACAAGCGAGCAATGTGTCCACCGTCCAGAACGAGGTTTTTGGAACGATAGTTTTTGGCAGCAGCGAGAATCGCGGGGAGGTCGCTGGTGTCGAAGTTGGCAGCGGTTCCAATTGTAATGGCGGTCCCGTAGTTAGCGGCAGTCATCACGGCGGTAATCTTGTCGCTAATACCATAAGCGAACAGATCAGCAGAACCAGCAGCAAGATCAGCCAGAGCGTAACCCTGATTCAGTTCTTCTTGAGTGACGGTAAAGTTCTTGCTGATCTGGTCAACGGTCACCGAAGTGGCAGCGAGCGTCGAATCATTGTTGGTCTCCCAGTTGGTCGGATTGACCTGAGCGGCGGTTCCGGTCGTGAACTTCTTCACGCGAACGGTGGCTTTCGGACGGAGGTTGTCCAGACCCACGTTGCGGCTGAAAGCGTCAACCATCGCCAACTTGGTAGCGGCAACGGTGATGATCGCATCAGCGAGGTAATCCACGACAAGCGTCGAGGTAAAGGAGTTCGCGTTCTGCGGAGCGAAGATGCTCTGCTGACGGAGAAGCTCGCTGTGGTTCTCGACCAAGAAACGACGACGCTCAGCACCAGCGCGGAAGCTCTTATGCTTCTCCAGCAGCGGGTTTCCGAGATTCTCGATAATGGGACGCACCGGCTCAGGAGCAGGAGCAGCGGCGGGAGACTTCATGGAAGCTTCCAGAGCGGAAAGCTTAGCAAGAATCGCGGTGAGATCAACGGAAGCGGCAGGAGCAGCCGCAGCCGTCACAGTAGTGCTATCGGACATATTTGTGTCGGGTTGTTGTGTTGGTTGCGGCATGGAGTCCATGCCATTTTCACTAACAGCGTTATTGCTATTAGCAGAAATCTTGTCGTCTGGAGAATCATCTTCCTCCAGTTCTTCACGCTCCAATTGAGCGTACAGAGCGCGGAACCAATCGCGTCCAGCAGCACCGCCCCAAAGGTTGGCGGAGACATCGGCAGGAGTGTTAGGCTCTGCTTCCAAGAATCGTTCATTGCGACCCCACCAAGCGTTGGCCTTCTCAACCTTATCTTCGGTGGGGATCTCACCGGCAACAAGAGACTCAGCCTCAAGGACGGTTTGCTTCTCAAGACCTTCGCCAGCGAGACCTTCAGCGTATTGCTCAAGACCTTTGCGGAGGTTGTTCTTGACCGTCTCGGGAGCGGTCTTGGTAACAGCGCGGGGATGCCACTTAGCAGCCATCGCAAGCTGTTTGATGGGTTTGTCTACCAATCCAAACTGAATCGCTTCGGCGGTAGTGAACCAAGTCTCCGCTTTCATCGCAGCGCGGATGGACTCGGGAGAGCGTCCCGTCTTCTTAGCATACACTCCAACCAACACTTCGGCGTGTTGATCAAGAGCGTCAGCCATTTTCCGCATATCTTCCGAAGTACCAGAAGCCATTCCAGACGGATCGTGGATCATCATTAGAGCGGCATCAGCCATCTCTACTTTATCTCCAGCCAGAGCAATAATCGAAGCAATGGAAGCCGCAATGCCAACGACCCGAGTGGTCACCGGAGCTTTGCGACCGCGCAACTGGTTGTAGATGCTCAGACCATCCCACACATTGCCACCGGGAGAGTTGATCTCTACCAAGAGCGGACCATTGCCCACTTCGTTGAGAACGTCAGAGAATTGCTTACCAGATAGACCGTTACCACCAAACCAATCTTCGCCAATCTGGTCAAAGATCTGAATGGTTGCAGTCTCACCAGCGGAAGCCGCAGGAGCGAAATAAAGCCAATCTGTTTTTTTGATGAAGCTCATTTTGTTTTCTTGGCTCGCGGCTTGCGTTGCTTTTTGACTGAAGCGGTCACTTCGGTTTGTTCTACAACAAGCGGTTGCGATCCACCTTCTGACGGAGCAACTGGAGACGGAGATTCAGAAGAATCATCTTCAATGTCAATAGCCGGTGCAGCACTAGCCGCTGGACGTTCTTTCTGAATCACCGAAATCTCAGAGACATCAACCCCATATTTGTCAGCGAGTTGACGCACAAACAAAGCTTGTTGTGCTTTTGCTTCTAAAGCAGAACGCCAATCAAGACCCCGCGCACCATAGACCTCATCGTAAGTCAGAATGCCAGCCTCCAACTCTGCAAGTTGTGCAGCGGAATTACGGCCAACATCAACGTTCGGAGAGCGTGGAGCCGTAATGGCTACTTCATACCAGTCAGACGGAGCATCATTGAGAGCGGGATCGCTCTTGATAGCGTACTCCATGACGTATTCATAAATACGACGAGCCGCTGAAGACATCACTTGATGCCGAGACTTGAACCACACAGCAGACATATCTAGCGCACCGCGATAGACAGTTCCCTGCATGGACTCGGGATAAACAAGAACGTAAGGAATACCAACGCCAGCACAGACCTTTTCGGTCAATTGTCGCCAGTATTCCCGCATATTTACACCGGGACGTTCCGTTGCGAACTGCTCAAAAGAATCACCGTTCTTGAGTACTTTAACAGACGAACCAAAGACCTGCTCGTAATAGTTCTCCGCAGTGTTCTGAGTGGTTTGCGAAATTCCACCGGAACGGAGGCTGGATGCTTGGACCTCACCGCTTACCGTCTTGACGATCTGAGCGACAGAAGCCCCAAGTTTGCAAGCTTCCATCTCAAGCTTTTGCAAGTCGTCGAGATCGTGAAGATCATTGATAACCGCAGAGACAAACGGAAGACCTCTAAGCTGACCGGGACGATTAGGCTCGTAAATGTGAACCACCGAGTCTGAACCAATTGAGCGAACGTCAGTAAGATTACCCTGAGTCTTCTCTGACCCGATAAAATACGAGATTGCGCGTCCAGTTTTAGGATCAAACCGGATGCCATCAAACACAGTTAAATCAGACTCCATACCAACAGGAGTCGCAATCGACTGAGCTTCAATAAGCTGCAATCTCGGCTTTCCGCTCTCACCTTTGGTCAAAAGGATAAAGCTTTCACCGTCGAAGAACCAACCGCGAGCCGCTTGGCTCATCAGTGTTGCGAAAGACTGACGCGAACCAATATCGGGATAACGGCTCCAAACATCGAACCATTTCTTGGCTTTAAGGTTCCAAGCTGGATCGCTAGAAGCGGGTTGAACCGAGAAACTTGAGCCAACGGTGTAAGACTCAAACAGATCTCCGAGTCTATTCAAAACAGCGTTGTTCTGCTCAAAGAAACGGGACTTACGGACAATCGCTTGACGGGTTGAACTCGTTACATCAAAGCGAGCCGAAGTGTAAGACGTATCAAGATACGAACGACGCAACGACTGACCGGCTCCTTCGTATTTGTTAACGGGAGCTGGAAACAGCTTATTAGCAATGGTTTGAAGGATTCCCATTAGCTCATTCGGGTTGTGGCTTCACGACGGAACTGTGTGAAATCACCGTAATAGCGAGTGACTGCAACCAGAATGGTCCCAAGCATCTTGTTATAGATCTGGAGGTCTGACGGATTAGCGATTCCGTCTCCAGCCAGCAGGGTCACAGCAAGATCGTAGTCTGACAGCAGTGATTCCCACATTTCCAACATTTCACCAGCGGAAGCGGAACCTTTACCGGGTTCAGCGAACTCAACGGAAACGTCAGAACTAGAAGTTGAGCGGACAACTTGACCAGACTCTATAGCGTTTGCAGCAACCGTTAGCTTTGCAGTCAAAGCCTCAAGCAATGTCAAAGCGGCTTTGCTTGCGTAGGTAGTACGCAAATAACTCCGCTTAGTTGCTACGGTGTAGGTTAACACTTGGGCGGACTATTCACAGACCAACTGTGAAGTCAACTACTAGAATTTTCAGAACTAGTAGATGCGAGATCGTTCCAGAGCATCACCATCGCCAATTGCATCAACTCGCAGTCGTGTAAATGATCGGGCCAGCGAGTGTTTCGCTTAAACCACAGATGTTTGATTCTTCCAGCTCTGTTAGCCGTTGGCTTGAGAACGTGAGAGTCCAAATGCTTCCAATATGTGTCAGAATCGCTTGCAAATGCCCCTTCAGCCTCAAGCGGTGCAGGGAGACTGCAAACAGTCCATTGATGATTCTCGGAGCCTTTACGGAGCCGCTGAAGCACTTCCCGCATGTGTTCAGTATCGAAGACCAGAAGAGGCTGGACCGCATCAGTCCGCATTGATGTTGAAGTCGTAATGCCGAAGGGATGGATTGCGCCGGTCTTACTGGTGAATCGCGCTCCGGTTTCTCGGCCTTTCATTGGCATCCAACCAATAAGCATTGGCTTTCTCAGCCCTCCTTCTGGCGGATAGCGAAGACCGCAGGGATATGTGATGGGATTGACGCTGCTTTGTGAGAACTCAGCACAAGCATCGTAGACCGCTTGTGTGTTGAAACCGGAGTCGATCCCAACGTCCATGTCGTGTACGTTGTATTGAAGTTGGACCCGTCGAAGTGCTGCGAAATCGTCTGCGTGACCGGCAGCAACAAGACGCGAATTGCCTTTGCTCCATTCGCGGCATACCCACCAGACAAACGGAGCAGCGGCTTGAACGTCAGCCGTTAGGTAGCGTCTGGCTTCGGGGAGTCCAGCATCGGACACAATCTCAACTCGCTCTTGTTGAGACTCTTGGTTTTCCCACGGTTCCGCGAGCATACCATTGATGAATCCCTGCAACCCCATCATCGAAGCTTTTGCTTCCAAGAACGAGACGGCCAAGTGTCCCCAAGTGCATTTCCGATCCGGTGAGTAAAGAGACGACAAGTGGTAAGATCGGACACTCGGCAAGCTCGCTTGATTCTCTGGAATCCACTTTCCATGGCGCAACGCTGCCACCTTATGGGAATCCGAAATCTTACCCTGACAGAGTTGGCAAACGTAATGTGCTGACGACCGGATACGCTGCCAGTCTGGTTTCCCGTCTTCGGTCTTGGCGTTGTCCCAAGTGACTTGCTTCCACTCCAACTTGATGTATTCCGCGCAATGCGGACAGGGTATGTAATACCGTCGCTGGTCCCCCCTAAGATAACGCTGCCAGATTCGGCCTTCTGACGTTGTCGGAGTGGACGTAAAGAACGCTTTTGAGCTTGAGAATGCTTTGAGCCGTTGTTCTGCGAGGTCCAGCGCGTCGGCTTCCTTCGCGGTTGCTTCAGCGAATTTGTCTACCTCATCTGCGACCAAGATTCGCACCGGACGGGACGCTAGATTTGCCGGTGAATTAGACCCAACAAAGGTCAAAGTGCAGCGATCAAATTGCTGCTCTAGATTGGTCATCTGGTCCGCATCCGAAGGGAACCGCGCAACCAATGCGGGACAATCCTCCAGAAGCGGCATCCAGCGGGATTTGGAGAAGCTGCGCGCCAGATTCTCACTCGGCATCAGCCACAGCGCGGGACTCGGTTCTGTGTCGATAGCCCAAGCCAATCCAGCCATCAGCGTTGTCGTCTTGCTAGTTTGAGATCCCCAACACAACGTCACCTCAGAGACTGACGGATCTTTCCAGCATTCCAATGGTTCTCGGCAATACGGACGAACAGCGGTTGAGAAAGGTCCGGGATGTTCAGTCTGACGTTGTGTCAACGTGAGGTTTGACTCGCTCCACTCGACAACCGTTTGCCGTGGAGACGGACGGTAGATCTGACGACGGAACTCTAGGATTTCGCGTTGTAAATCAAGCATCAGAACAACTCCGTATTCAATTCTTCGATCCGGTGCTTTCGAGCTTCAGCCATATTTAGGAACGCCATCCGCTCGTTGACCCCATCCATCAACTTGTCCCGCAACTGCACGTTGCAACCCCACGTTGCGTTCTCATTGAAGATCTCAACCATCAGCACCAGACCGTCAGGCTCCAAGTGCAGGATTCCCCAAAACGGAAGCTTCGTATGCTTCGTAATCTCAAGAGCGGCTTGGAGCTTAGACCATGAAATCATCCATTGGTTGCCGAAGGTTGATTCCAGTTTTGCCAATCCGTAATTCCGAGATTTCACCTCATAACTTCCGGTAATTACGCCAGAGTTTTGGTTCCAGATGAACCCGTCAATGCGCGACGGCTTATCGTCTGCGATTGGCAGGAACCGGAGAACCGTGTCGCGTTCAATGGTTCGCAGCGCGATCTTGTTTTGACGGAGAGCCTCCAACCCTCGCGGCTTTTGGCAGTTCAGGATTTCCATTACGCCTTCTCAAGAACCGCTTTTTTGCCCGTGAAGTCTTCCCAACGTTTGACGATTACGTCGCAATATTTGGGATCTAGTTCCATTAAACGGGCTTTGCGACTAAGACGCTCACAAGCGATTGCTGTGGTTCCAGAACCTCCAAAGAGATCAAGAACGACATCATTTGCTTTGCTGCTGTTTCCGATTTGGTATTCAAACAACTCGACCGGCTTCATAGTTGGATGAAGCTCGCTTTTCGATGGTTTCTTGAAATCTAGGACAGTCGTTTGGCTTCTGTCTGAACCCCAATAATGAGACGCTCCGTCTTTCCATCCATAAAGGCACGGCTCGTGTTTCCAATGATAATCGCTTCTTCCGATTGCAAACACGGATTTTACCCAAACCAAACATTGTCTGATTTTCCATTCCACATCAATGCAAGCACCCCTAAAGTTGTACCCTTCTGAGTCTGCATGCCAAATGTAGAAAACAGCACCGTCCCGCATCACTGAGTTTGCAGTCGAATAAACATCTCTTAAAAATTGACGGAAATCGCTATCAGACATCTTGTCGTTTTGGATTCCAAAAGTTGACTCGTCTTTTCTAGCCTTACCTGCCTTCTGTAGCATTTCATTCTTTGCTGTCATGTCCACGTTGTAAGGTGGATCAGTTATCAACAGATCAGCTAAGTCATTGCCCATCAAACGTTTTGCGCTTTCGATACTTGTAGAATCCCCACACATCAGCCGGTGGTTCCCTAGAATCCAAATATCCCCAAGCTTGGTGATTGGATCGACCGGAACTTCCGGTGTCTGGTCTGGATCTGTTTCACCTTCAACAACTTCTGGTTCAAGCAACTCGGCAAGTTCCTCGTCCGAGAATCCGGTGAGGTCCATGTTGAATCCGTCATCCTGCAAAGACTCCAGTTCAGACCGCAACATCTGGTCGTCCCATCCAGCGTTCAGGGCCAGCTTGTTGTCGGCAATGACGTAGGCTCGGACTTGAGATGGAGTTAAATGTCCAAGACGGATGCACGGAACTGTTTCAAGTCCAAGCTT